TGAAAAATATACCGAACATATCCGTGCATATTGATACGGAGCCTGTTACAGTTACACTGCCGGTCGTCGAGATGACCGACCCGGAGCCTGACTCGGCAGACGATGACGACGAGCCGGAAGAAAAAGGTTTTTATCGGCGCGGCTCCCGGCTGCGAAAGTTTCCGGAGGAGTTTGTGGTCATTGACTTTGAGACCACCGGCTTTTCTCCTATTCAAAATGAGATCATAGAGGTCGGCATGTTAAAGGTGTGCGGCACTGATGTGGTTGACAGCTATCAGCAACTTGTTCGGCCCAAAAAACCGGTATCCGGTCGGATTACAAAGCTTACCGGGCTCACCAATGAAATGCTGGAGGAAGCGCCCGCTGCTGCCGATATAATGCCTGATGTGCTGGACTTCATCGGTGATCTGCCCCTTGTGGGTCACAATGTGTCCTTTGATGTTGGCTTCCTTGTGCGCAACGCTAATCTATACTGCGATGGGAACGCGGCTTTTCCCTCATTCGACACAATGCAATGCGCCAAGCGGGAGTTACCGTTCCTGCCCGATTATAAGCTGGGTACGGTGGCCAACTACTTTGATTGCCAAGACGAGACCGCCCACAGAGCGCTGGCCGACTGCCACTCAACACTGGGCTGCTTTATTGGCCTTATGAACTATAATGAATAAATAAAAAAAAGCCCTACCCTGCGCCAACAGGATAGAGCCGATAAGCAGGAGATGTGCGTACACATAACCCACCCAACACTGGTTATTGTACCACACCCCTGCTCATAAATCAAGCAGGGG